GAATTACTCAATTATCGAAATAATTAGTTTCCTGCTTCACAGACCTCGTAACCTACTATCTCCACAGGCGTAAATTCGGGTAATTCCTACCCTACTAAGTATATTTAAGCCACATCTAATAGTCGCAATCCTTCAGTAAGGATATTGATAGCAACGTTAATATCTCTATCATGGGTTGAGCCACATTTAGGGCATACCCATTTTCTTACAGAAAGATTTTTTGTTTCTTTATTTACATATCCACAAACATTACATATTTGACTACTTGCAAAATAAGTATCAATTTTAATATATTCTATGATTCCAGTCTGCTTTGTACTGTAATTGCCTTGTCAATTCATACCATGAACAATCAGAAATAGATTTTGCAAGATTATGATTTTTTACCATATTAGATACTTTGAGATTTTCAGAAACTATAACTTGGTTTTCGCTAATAAGTTTATTTGAAATCTTATGTAAATTATCTTTTCTAACATTAGATATTTTTTCATGTAACTTTGCAATTTTCTTTCTTTGCTTACAGTAATTATTGCTTCCATTTTGTTTATGAGCAAGTTGCCTTTGTAATTTTGCTAATTGCTTCTCATATTTATATAAAGTTTTAGGATTATCAAATTTTTCTCCATCAGAAGTGATAAGTAAATCCTTTATGCCTAAATCAATACCAACCATACAACCAGTAGATTCCATAGGAGTATGTTCTGTCTCTACAAGAATAGACACAAAATATTTTCCGCTTGGAAATTGTGAAATAGTGGCAGATTTTATCTTGCCTTCAAATTTACGATGCACTTTTGCTTTTACCCATTTAAGTTTAGGAAGTTTAATCTTACCTTTTTCAAAAGCAACCATTATATTGTTATTATTAAACGTAGTAGTATAAGACTTTTTATTGTCTTTTTTACCTTTAAATTTGGGGTACCCAGTATGTTCCTTGAAAAATTTTGATATGCGTTATCCATATTATAAATTGCATTTGTCAAAGACCATTTATCAACATCTTTCAACCATTCATACTTTTTCTTCAAAATCTGATTACAGTAATTATTGCAATCTATTTTACTCAAAGAAATGTTTTCATTCTTATATTTATCAATTTTATATGCTAAAAGATGATTATGCACAAATCTACAACATCCAAATGTTTTCTGAACCTGTTCTTCCTGTTGCTTATTGGGATAAATCCGATATTTGTATGCTTTGAATATACTTATCACCGCCCTTCTATCTTATATTTCTACTTTCATTTTTTCTTTTAACTAAAAATCGCTCTGTATGCGTTTTTCAGTGGACTATATGTAATATAATCCACTTGCAATCCCTTCTAACGCCATACAGAACGCCAAAACTCTATCGTCTTTTGCTCCTACTACCGCCTGAACCTTACCATTATTATCAACTTGGAATGATTTCATTTCATTAAGCAAGCCTTTTGAATTTATACAAACTTCTCCTTTTTCAAACAGTTCAACAAATCTGTTTATGATAATAGGTCTACTTTTGAGACTTGTTTCAAATCCAGGCTTCTTTCTCATTTTGCCTTTAGCGTCATAAGATTTATACTTGTACAAATTTATGTATCTATTATTGGAATCATATAATTTATCTACAACCGTATGACCTGCGGATAGTTTTTCTATTACAAGCAAGCAAGTATTGTAATACTTCCCTACTGCTCTAACAAGTTCCGCAAATTCATAAGGCTTGATTTTATTATTTGCAAACTCAAAACATTGGAATCCATCTGAATCCACAATAGAAATAACGCTATTGTCACTACCAATTCCTTCGCCAGTATCAACACCACCATAATATTTTCTGCCTACTTGTGGATATTTCCATATTGTGATACTGTTCTTCCATTTTCTAAAAATAGGGGGTAATTTATTCGGTAATTCAAGTTTAGGGGTATCATCAACAAAATTAAGACGTGATTGTATGAGTTGCAAATCAAAGATATTATTCCCAGATACAATGAAACTCTCCATTGCATTAGAGGGGTATTCCTGACGGAATTTTTCTAGTCCAATATTTGCTATTTTCATCCTTCGCCACATCAATTTCATTAAGGCAAGCGGATTTTTGTCGCCTTTCATTTTATAATACAACGCCAATTCCTCCTCATCCAGAACATCAACTGTAAGATAACGCCCATTCCGATTTTTATAAATCTCTGAATTTTCCTCATAGTCTTTCGCAAACAAATATTTATCATCTATCCACGAAAAGAAGAATGGCTTATACTGTGATTCATGATTAACTGCTTGCATCCACATTTCAAACCAACGATTCATACCTTTACTTGTTGATTCAAGCACCATCTGACCATCAGGACGTAATGCAGCTTCAATAGCAACTAACTGATTTTTTAATTTTTCATCATCCATAAATGCCACTTCCGTTAGATGAACATATCTTAATGTACTTCCTCTTGCGGCATCCTTTGAACCACATACACAACATATGATTCTGCTTCTATTTTCAAGTATGAGTTCTTTCCTGTTATTTGCAACATCCTTTATCTTTACTGCCGTACTTAGGTCATCATACATAGCTTTTAATTTCTTAAATACAATATCCACTGTATCAAGTGAATAACTCATAATCATACATACTGTATCTGGTTCTGTATGTGTCAAATATAAACTGTAAGCGAGTGCAAAACTCGTTACCCCAAGTTGTCTTGATTTTGCCACAAGATTGTATTTTCCAAAATTCTTTGATAATAGTTTTTGATGGTAAGTGGGTTCAAACGGAACTTTACGACCTTCCTTGTCAACAATTATACAAAAATATTTAATCCATAACAGGGGATCATTTACAATGCGTCTTATTTTCTCTTCCTTTGTCATTTTTCACCACCTTTTTACAAATAAATAAGCCGCACAATAGAAACAATCCTATCATGCGGCATAAAATATCTTAAATAAAACCGTAATAGTCATATTTGGTATATAACAACTTATATAGCGATTTTATTCTTCATAGGTATAGTTGTAATCTTCCTCATTATTTTCCAGTTCACTATCTGGAATCTTATTTAATAATTTTGTCAATTCATTTTCCTTATCTTCTTTAAAGAAATCCTTTGAAAATTCTTGCCATGCCTTAAATGCTTGTACATTCCCATCCAAAGCGTCCTTGTAATATTTATTATACAGTTCTATTTCTTTTGCTTGATGTAGACGCTTCATTAACCATTTAACAGCGGTCTGGCATCCTTGCTCCATAATATATTTTTTACAAACACTTTCTGTAATAGAATCAGAAAAACACTCATATCTGCTTTTCAAATCCTCAAAATCCTTAACAGGGATTCTATCTGCTTCTTTCAGATATTCAGGGCAATAGAGATACATAATGTAATATGCCTTTGTATCTGTACCTGTTATTTCTTTCAGTGTGGCATAAATCGACTTCTCCTTACTCACGGATTTACCCCATACTCCATTATTACTTGCTTTTTCTTTTTGCTCTTTTGAATTTCTTCCCATTGATATCACTTCCTATAACCTTATTAAAAATAAACGCAAATAAAGAACCTGTTGCCATGCCTACAAGTCCTAAAGGCATACCAAAACAGGCTCCAAAAAATATTCTATCTATTTTTAATTTATTCATTCCTATCATATATACAATAATTTACAAATACCTTTTAATAAAGGATTTTTATTGTTTCTACTGCCCTTCTATTATTTTCCCTTGATAGATTATCATAAATATTTTTACATCCTTCTTGTGTCATTGTATTTATTACCTCCTCTGATAAGCCTGTTGTATAATTAATAAAAGGGTTAAGCTGTTGTATTGTTTGTCCTTCTGAATATGCTTGCATAAGAAACACTGCGACTACAAATAAATTTAACTCCCAATGGTTTAAATGTGGCAGTTCTTTATGAAAATGTTTGAGTAAATCCTCATATACATCAATTTGGCTTTTTACTTTTTCTATTGATGGGATGATTTTTTCATTATCTATTATACTTTTATATCCATTATTTTTTTGCCATATCAAACTTTTATATATTTCAATAAGTGAATTAACGCCAATATAAACAGGATTTTTCCAACACCACTTATCAATTCTATTCCAAAAATCACCTTTACAACTCATGATATTAAACATATAATCTCTATCTATATGCTCATAAGATAACATACCACCAACATAAACCTTACCATTTGCACCGATAGACACACATTTTTTTATACATGAATTTTCTTTATCTGAATCATCAATTATACAAAATTTATTATGAATAACACGAATTACTTTTAAATCTTCTTTTGGAAAGTCTTTATATAATTTTTCTGCCCTACCTTCAATAACAATACTTGCTCTTTTTTCATCATTCTGATTGACTAACATAAAATCATCTAATTTAATAGCATTATAAAAACGAAAAACATCATCAAAAGTTTTATCATTTTTATGCTCATATGTACTTAATACCAATGCAACTATTACATCTTTATTTTTAGCCGTTTTATAAACTGGTTCAACTCTATCACTAAAATATTTTTCAATAATTTTTCTTTCATTTTGTATTGTATTTCCGTATTCAATAAACTTTATAATACTATTCTTTATATTTTCATTCTTGATTGTCGCATTGCTAATCATATGTAACATTTTTACTTTGATTTTCTTTTCAATAATTTTACCTATCAGATACTCTATTATTTCTGGTTTCAAAAAAGGTTCTCCACCAGTAATACGAATACAATTTATATAATAATACTGAATTTCATCCAATGTCTTATCAATAATTTCTTTTGAAATATCAAAATTTTGTGGATCTCCTTTACTACACCATTTACAATTTAAATTGCATCGCCTTGTAATTTCAAAACTAATCGTATTTATATATTTCAAAAATTTTCCTCCTAGCATCACCACTACCGATTTTAATATTTTTCTGGCATTTCAATTACAATCGCCTTTGCAGCGAAAACTTTATCCTTATCCTCTTTATCATTCCAAATTTCAAACTCTACAACTGCACCATTACAAACATCTTGGTCAAGTTTCGATCTATGTAAAAAATAACTTACTCCGTTATTCATGCCATTTACAAATCCATATTGTTTATCTCTGTTCCATCCTGATACAATACCAATGTGTCTTTTTTGATTTATCATATAATATTTTCAATATCCTTTCTTAAAACATAGCCACCTTTGGTCTTGGCTTGCAAAACACAAAGGCTCTATGATTATTCTTATACTCTTTTCCCCATACAACAAAAGGAACATCTTTACTCCGCAAGTTATACGCCGTATGAATATCATATGTAATAGTTAAATCTGGACTATTATAATCTTCCTTTTTAAATATTCCTGTGTCGCATGGATATAATGACAATATCTGCTCTGCCGAAAGAGTGTGACCAAATAAACCCTCTATTTTATCGGTTCTAAGATCATTCAACGGCAACAGCTTCACTTTCTTTCGCCTTAGATTTTTCCTCATGTCTTTTCTTATGAAATTCATCTGCATCTTTTAGCAGATCATCCGTCCTATCAAACACCCAAAAATACTTATCCGTCTTAAAGTGGGTACAACAAAAGAGAAATTTGTGTCCTTTTTCTCTTGTCAAATAACGCATTTCTGAAATTGTAGTACACCAATAGAAACGCTCCATAAGTTCTGCCTTGTAAATCTCAAATTCTTCTCTTGTCATTATAATTATCTCCTTTTCCATCCACAAATTTTATATTGCTATGTTTAATACATAATTGTCTTTATAAGTTTCTGCCGAAACTAAAATCTTTTCTTTATTCTTATACTTCTGCATTGCTTCATATTTTGGTACATAAATTTTCTGAATAGGTTGTTTTAATTCAAACTTATAGTCTGGTACTTTGTAAGTAGGAGTTTCCAAATATCCATCATCACTTATAAAAATCTTGTCGTGTAGACAATGTTCCACTCCAAAATCCTTAAAATATTCCATATTGTGCGATTCAAGAATTGGCAATAGATATTCTGTAAGACCTAACTTATCCAACCAGTAAATATTAACGTCCTTCCATTTACCGCCATTTTTATAGTAACCAACAAAGCCACCATCAACTGCAAGTAGCATAGTCCTCAATAAATCATTCATTTTTTCAATGCCACCATATAAGCCAATAATAAATGTAAGTGTGCTAAAATTATATTTGTTCTTATATTCTCTGGAAATCACATTCGGATTTACCCTGTTAGAATTAGGGATGAATGTTCTGTGATTGTCGAAAGTTAATTGATTCCGACCTATTGATAAATCAACATAGATAGGTGTTTTCCAACCATAATCTGTAATAACATCATTTTCAAACAAACCTTTTTCAAAACTATAAAATCCACCAATTTGCAATCCAAAAAGAGTATTTAATCTCTGGCAACTAAAAAGACTATCGCAATCATCCGTCATTACCAAATAATAATCTTCACTATTTATATTCTTCCACCAATCAGGAAGTTTTTCTAATAAACTCTCATGTAATAAGCTGTCATGTATGTTAAAACCTTTTTCCATTAAAAATTATCGTGCTAGGTACTATCATTCTCCATATAAGTACCCACGATTACACTTGTTTCCATAGCACTGATACCTCCTTTACTTGCTTGTATCAGCTTTAGCAGACTTTCTTGTTGTAGTCCTTTTAGCTGTTGTAGTTTTGGAACTTGTCTCTTTTTTAGCTTTTGTTTTTTCTCGTTCCTCTTTATTCTTCTGATACTCTTCTTCCTTTAGCGCATCAAAAGTACCATCCACCATTGCTTGTGATGCTCTATTGATTCCTTTGATAATTTCATCATGGTTATATTGGGTTACTCCAACCTCCCCACGTTCTACTTGTCCTATAAGTTCATGTGTCACATCACAATATCTGGCAACATCACGCAAAGATAAATGCCGTATCAGTCTATATTCTTGCAAATCACATCTTGATAACATATTTCACCATCCTTTAATAAAAATTGCCTTAAAAGACAGGGAGTGCAATATGCACATTACACTCCCATATATGAGAAAAAATCTAAGTGATAAGAAAATCACTTGAGACTTTAGGCAACTGTCTTACGGAGAACTACACAACCCTTTGTATCCATAAGTTTAACAGCGTAAAGGTCACTGGCGATAAGATCGGTAGCAAGCAGCTTACCTTCTCTTTCCTCTTCAATAGTAACTTCTTTCTGCCAAATAACGCCTAATGCGTTCTTACGGACAAGATATGTCTTGCACTCCTTAGCGGTAGCATCATAGGTGTTGTTGTCACAGATAATAACAGGAATTACACCTAACCAGTAACCTACAACCCCATCTTCTATTACGCCATTACCATCTTTTGCATAAGTCTTGGAAATAGATGTAAATTCATCCATGTTGGTAAATGTACTTCTAAGCCTATGGTTAATCAAGATTCCTGCGAAATTTGCAGAATCCACATCATCACCAAAGCAATCAAAAGCGGCTTCAATTTCTGTCTTTGTAATACTTTCCGTTGTACTGGTAGGAACCTTATAGACTGCATTTGCATCCATTTCATCAACAAGATTCTTGTCAACGTCCTTTGCCATGACTTCACCCATCTGCTCTGCCATTCTGTCTTTCATAGCACCTTTGACCTGAATGGAATCCTTATCATAAATCCTTACAGATTTACCAACCTGTTTGATTTTAGCGGTGGAATCGCTCATGTTTACTTCTTCTGGTACAAGGGGAGTACCCTTTACAACCGTAGCTGCATCTGAAATTCTATCAAATGTAGGGAAATGGATTGTATCGCCACAAGTTCTAATATCTTCTGCCAAATCTGTCATATCAGTAGCAAGCCTGCCAACACGGAGAGATACTTCCATCTTGGAATTTACGGCTTCAGAAAACAGTTCTGGAATAACTAACGTATTAGCCATAATATATACCTTCTTTCTTTAAATTTTCACAAAATATAAGCCTGATCCGTATTTCAGGTTCAGGCTGTCTTATAAGCAATATTTACTTTTTACCCATCAGTCTCTTATAACTTTCTGGATGTTCCTGTGCAAACTTTTCTTTCTTGGAATAACTCCACTTCTTAAATTCCTCTGGTGTAACCTTATCATCAGAACTATGGTCGCTTGGAACATATCCGTTTGCTTTCATTCTTGATTTTACAATTCCATCTACAAAAGCCGATAATTTATCCACATCCGCATCATCCTTAATGTAATCAGCTAATGCCTTGTCAAGTCCACTATCTGACAATTTCTCCTGTATGGCAATCTTGCGTTCTCTTTCGGCAACTGCCTTTTCAGACGCTTCTAAAGCTGCAAGACGATTTTCTACATCAATTTCAGCTTGTGTTTTTTCAACTGGGCTTAATTCTTTAATCTTTGCTTGCAGATCACGAATCTCTTTTGCCATTTTTCCTCTTACTTTATCTTCGGCACTCTGAATAGCTTTATTATAATCCACCTTAGACATAGTAATCGTTTCTTGTGTATCATCCTTAGTATCGGTAGTATCAGTATTTGTATCTGTTCCATCTCCACCTTTGGAATCTACATTCTGTGTATCTGTATTTGTTTTGTTTTTGTTATCTTCCATAATAAATTTCCTTTCCTGTTATTATCGAATATCCCATAGCGTTATATTCAATAATCCCAATCAATATTTTCAATCGCACAATATATATAAATCACTTTAATGTGATAAATACCTTGATATAATCGGTTTTTCTTTCAATATTCAGAAAGGAGGTTACAGAAAAAAACCGACAAAAAGACTGTTTTAATCTTTAAAAGTATTTTAACAATTCCGCTTAGATTTTGAGAAGTTTTTCTGATAAGCTGAATATGCTAAGAGATTTTAAAAATTGTAAAACGTAGTGATTTTTGAAATCACACGATATGTTATACTCACATGGTTAAATTTATACAACGGCTGAAACAACTAATGTTGAACAACTAATAAAAGGAGTATACATAATTGAGAAACTATCTTGTCTTATACATTGAAATGCAATAATGACATCTATATCAATATATCCGTATATGCCATAATACACATACTTCTATATGGATACCAAAATTTTAATATCCCTTTGACACCAAATATTTGTCTAAGGATTCTCTATCAAGTAAGCCCAAATCACATTTACTGTTTTTATATCGTGACAATAAGCCTTCATTGATTTTAGTCTGCTTTGATATGTGTTTTTGGTTCACACCTTCTACATGGATAAATTTTAACAGTCTATCCCTTAAAACTTCCTGTGACATATTATCCTCGCTTTCCTTTTTGTAGAAGAATCACAAGCAATCCTATGAATTTTATGCATAATTACTATATAAATTATTATTTCTCTGTGCTATAATTAAAGGTTATTATATACCATACCATGTAATAACGAAAAAAATAAAAATTTCAAAAAGCCTTTATTTTCTTACACTTTTTAAAGGTATTTTTTTCATGCTTGGAGATTTTTCTTTAAGCCCTTTTTTATGCAAAGGAATCGGCAAAATACCGACTCCTACACATTATTGCATCACACAACATGCTTTATTTTTCTAGTGCAAATCTCATATTCCACACCATCAACCATAAAAATCTTATGATCCTTTTTAAATAATTTTCCAACATCTTTAAGACTGGAAACTTTGTTACTTGTACCATTTTTATCTGGTTCATACTTCTGTACATAAGATACAGTACCTTTACCATTTTCTTTGATTGCTTTGAGAAATTCATCTTTATGTGCAGCGTACACATATTTTAAAAGTAATCCTCCAGCTTTGGCATTTATTAAGTCCTGATCCCGCTTATCTACATAAATATATTTTCCTTTTTCATCTTTAATCTCTTTTCCATGTGCATCCTTTTTAGGTCGCTTATCATACACCTTACGAATCAGGACATTTATATCATACACTGTAACTTCACGCTCTTGGATATTATTGATTACATCTTTTTCAACAGCATTGATTTCTTCGTACATTTCATCATAAGACAACCTGCCATCTCTATATTTATCCCTGATACAATTTATCTTTTTCTTAGTATCAAGACACAAACTTTTTATAGCATTTATTCTGTTGTAATCTGCTTTCTTTCCGCTTGGAATTGGTTTCAAAACATCAACAAAACATGGGATATATGTTGTTCTCGGCGCTCTCACAATGTTTTCTCTAATAATCTGGCTCAAAATATCCATTGGAGATTCCATTTTACGATAAATCTTCTCTTTCAATGCCTTTTGTTCCTGTGCATACGCAATCTGTTTTTGACGGTTCAATTCTTTTTGTTCTTCGTTCTCATACTTTTTACGCTTTTTCTTCTTAGGCTGTGATTTCAGATTCTTCGTAAAATCTGGACGTATCATATATTCCTTACTCACCATCAAAACATCATCAATCTCTTTATTGATTTCGTCCAGTTCTTCTTGTGTTATAGCGTTATCCCTTTTTTCTAAAAGTCTTTCATATTCCTTTATCTTGTTTTCTGACAAACTTTTTTTGTAACGTGTTTCCTTAAACACAATCGTATCCCCTTGTATGATTGCATTTTCAGTCTTTAAATATGGTCTGGACTTAATCTTTTTCATTTCAGCTTCAATATTGCAATCGTAACGTCTTTTAGCTGAATCAATGGCAATATTACTAAGGACTTCCAAAAGGCAAATATCATCATACATCATGGACAGATACTTTTGTTTGTTCTCTTCTGTGCCAACATTATACAAATGCCAATACAAACTCTGTAAGTCTCTCGCAAGGTTGCAGATTTTCCCTATGAAATCATTGCAAAGCTGACCGTCTACTTTTGCCATATTTTCATCAGTAAATTCATACATTCTTGGTTTTGGAGACAAACCATTTATAGGAATCAAATAATCTTGAATCCTCTTTACTTTTTCAAGGATAATAGGATTGTTGCCAATAAACGCTGCATCTGAATCTTGATCGCTCCCATTCCATTTACATGACAGAAATGCGCCTTTTCCCCACAAGTTGATAATCAATATATTATCAGTAAGGTTAAACCATTTCCATTCATTACGGTATGTATTTTTAAGCAAAGCATTATTTCCCGTACAAATATGCGGCGATCTCATTCCATACAATTCTTCGCCATCTTTGTATCTGGTACAAAAGCACTCAAAATCACTTAGGATACTTGTCTCAATTTTTTCACCGCAAGATGCCCTTAACATTTCATACGGATTTCCAACCAATGTACAGAAATCAGAATCTTCAATCTGTAGCTTTCCTGCTATCAATTTATCAATAATGCCATTGATTTTAAAACGTCTGTAATCTGTATACCACTTAGTACGACTAATATCATCATTCACATTAAGAAGTGATAGCATCATAGAATCTTTTACTTTTTCTGTTGCTCTCATATCAACAAAATGTTTAAACCATGCCACATATTTTATCATAAGATTGGTTTCGTCAATTTGTGGTTTTACCAATTCTCCTAAATCCTTTTTATCAAAATTTAAACTCCCTATCACCTGATACCATAACTGTTGCTTATCACCGAACTTTGATTTATGCTCTGTTTTACAACATCCAAATTTTTCATTTTTAATCTTTTCCCTATACCAGTCCCATGTTAAGCGTTCCTGTTCAAGTTTAATCTCTCTCAAAAGCTGTTTCGTTTCGCTATCAAAATCCATGCAAATTTCATTATAGTTATTCTCTACTTCATCCAAATTATATTGTGCCATATCAATATCATCTTGCGTAGGTGGCTCTTTCCCTTTTTCTGGATCATAATTCAGTAACATTGTAAGTTTCCGTTTTGCAGTAGTTACCGCTTGTTTTGCTTTCCATAATCTCTCATTTATTACAATCAAAGGTTCTTCAAGTTCTTTCAAATGTGTCTTTTTATCATCTGCAATCATATATTCGCAAATTATATCTGCAAACTTAAAAATCTTTGCTGAATTTCTTGTAGTAACCATCAATACATTTTTTGTATTAAATGGATTTCCGAAAGTATCATTGATTATTGGATTTTCAACACCTTTAAATCGTTCCCTATAATATTCCTGAAGATTTGTATTGAAAACGGCTGTTTTGAAAAAATGATTTCTCAATAATATAAATCCATAATTTTCATACGAATTATCTTTTTTAATATTTCCGTCTTTGTCCCTTGTTGCATACATTCCTATTTTAAACACACTGGAATCTAAAAGTGATTGTCCATCCCATAAATCTGTCTTTTGTGTATAAGGCTCTCTAACAACCCTTAACTCCGTACCCTTACCATTCTTCATTGGGAATGGTTTAATCACATTACAATCCATTGTAGCTTGTCCTGACACATCATCAATCAACAATATGGAATAAGGATCAATGTCCAGCTCTCCCATTATTGAGGACGCAATCAAACTTTGGTAACTACGGACTGACACAATATCAACTTCTTCAAAAGGATTAGGATGTTCTTTATCCTGGCTTTTCACCATTTTTCTAAATGGTATCCCCAAATTCTGCCATTCGTCCATTTCCTCAAAATAATCTTCTCTGATAAATAAATCGTTTCCAATTCTGGCTTTTGAACTTGTTCTCTGATAATTTACATAATGTATACCATTGATAGTCACGCCTTCTTTATATGCCATTCTACGCAATTTCTTTTTGGAAATCAGACGTTTGCTTTTCTTTCCTTCAACTTCCACGATAGAATCCGTTTTAGGATCATAACCCTTCTTTGGTGTATCATCAGGAATCATAATATCCTGTTTAAATTTCAAATTTATAATCAAATCCGTATAATCAACACCGTTAGCTTCTCTTATTACCTTTTCATATTCCTCTCTGCTTCTTGCTACTTGTCGCAATTTTCTTCCCATCAAAGAATCTGATATTGTTCCAGAATAATAAAATCTGTTGTCCTTGTCCGAAAATGTGACAGGCTTTTTCATGGAGAATATCTCTTTTGACAATTCTTCAATTAGTTTCTGTACTTCTACAAGTCTTTTATCATCTGGACTTTCACCATTTTCTATTGCACTTTTCTCTTTCTTTAAATCTTCATATTCCTTAATCACCTTATCATCTTTGATTTGAAAATAAAGCAGACCACAATCAACATTCCTAATCAACATTTCATTGTAAAAATCAACCATTTACTAATTCCTTTCTTTTCTCAAAATGTTATCTCTATGGGATAGCAATTCACTATCCCATTATGTACTTCTCCAAAATCAATCAGATTCCCCACATAACTTTCAACTGGTTTAAACATTGCATATCTTCTATATTCCCATCCCCATTATCAGGATGAAAATTTTTAGCCAATATGCGAAAGCATTTTTTATAAAATTCCTTATCCTTATTACTATCATTTGTCAATTTAGCTTCATTATTTCTCCCATTCTTCTCATACCATTCTGTAAATGTTCTATTATAATGTTCTTTTTCTTCAAAATATGCCTTTTTATATAACATGAGAAAATCATTTTTATATTTTTCGGGAACTTGACTTGTATAAGTTGCAAACGGAGTTTCAAAAAGCACACTACATTCAACAAACACTTGTTTATAGCCATCTATTTCAATATAAAATCGACAATCTCTTGAATCTATTGGCGAAACACTTTCGATAAACTCATATTTCAATTCACATGGAATATCCAGTGCTTCAAACAAAGAACTACGTCTACGCATCAGCAATTCTCTTTCGGTTCTCAATGAAGAAATTTCCTTATCAATCTCATTCATCCGATTATCAAACTCTATAATCTTCTGTTCTGGCGTGATTGATTCTTTCTCTGTCGGTTTCTGATTCTTTATCTCACGATATGCTTTGTCAACGGATATTTTCTTTTCTCTTAATTTTTGCTTAACTTCCTCATTATCAGACTTCATAATCTTGTCCAACTTATAGTAATTTCCATCTGACATGCCAGCCCTTTTAGCTTTTTCCTGTCTAACATTAACCTTTGTCAAATTTGACAAACCTTTACCACCATCAGACTGATTCTTTTTTGCCATGTCATTTAGAAAAGTTGTATATCTTTCTACAATCTCATACTTTTCAGTTTGTGATAAATTTCGTCTTGCAAGCTGATTTTCAAACATCCATTTAATTACTTCTTCTTTTGAATCCATAAACACAACTTCAAAACACCAACTATTCAATTCAATTTTATGCTTTTGGCAAATTCTATAACGATTATGACCATCAACTATATATCCAACACTTTCATTGTTGGTATCTTCCTCACTACCAAACCAAACCTTTATTCTCCCAAATTTCTGTTCAAATCCATTTTTTAATAAAGACTGCTCCAAAAGGTCATAATCCTCTTTTGATAATGGTGGTAATAAATTTTCTAATTCTTCATCAATTTGTATGTTGTTAAAATTTAATGCCATATATAATGTTTCTCCTTTTTTATTCGCTTACTCTGTCACTCTCTACACAACAAACTATTTCTATTTTTTCACACCATTCCATTAAATTCTCATATGATATTTCTACAAATGTATCCCTATCAACAGAATAATTTACTGGATCAAAAAACGTAAATATTAAACAGTTTTTTATGCTTTCATCAATAACACATCCACTTATGTATTCGCTGTTATTAAAAGCATCTTTCATACCCATATTTCTACATTCAAAGTTATCTGTACACCATATACCATGTAAAAAATCAATTTGCTTCTTTCTGTATAACTTATCTTCGTCATATACACGGTACATTTTTTTCTTTTTTAACATTCTTCTTTTTCTCCTTTTCATCTCAAAAATTATAACAAGTGAGCAATCTCCAATTGCGAACTAATCAGTCACCGCCGCCCTTGCAGTGGCTGTCTACTGTCAGGGACTACACCAACCCATAATCATTAGTCTCTATCAAATGAATTACCTGCAATACTTCCTTTTGTGATGCTTTGTCTTTACAGCTTTTAGTCATCTGAATAATCATCTTCATAGGATATATAGGTAGTAACAATGAACGCAATTTCTCTCTGTATCCCATCCATAATTGACGTTCATATTGATAACATCCATTATATGATTGTCCACAATTAGCCCATTTCTTTTCAAGGTAAACATTTTTACTGATTATTGGCTCACAAGCTGCCAAACATGAAAACAATAATGAATCTGACAATTTCTTATTTTGTAAATTTTCTTTATCTTGTTTTGTCATAAATAACCAATCTCCTTTTATGTTGTCTCCGACGGTAGACACAGCCTAAATTGCTCAAAGTCCAACAGAGCTGTCCTTTTCTGAATTTAGTCCGTGATTATTATTGGAGCATCCTGTCACATTGCTTCACCGCCAAAGGGCGGCGGTTCGCAATATGCCAGTCTGTCCAATAATGATATGTTTTTGTAAGCAGATATTTTTCTTTGGGGACGAATACACATTTTTCTATTATATATAGATATTTGTGAATACAACCCCAAATTTTACTCTGGTGGCAAATCCACACTTTTCTATATGTAATAGATATTTGTGAATTAGTCCCCATTATCAATTATTCAGTTTTCCTATTTTCCAGAATCCAATACTTTTTGTCTCTATTTGGATTCACACTTCCATCATCTAATTTTCTTCTTTTGTCTACAAAAACATTATTATCCTTATCTCTATTGTAAAATCTGCAAAGATATAATTCCTTGTAAACATCATCCAATGCACCGTTAAAAGTGTTTATACCTATATATCTTAATTTAACTCCAATAAATTCAAATTCTTCTTTAATGCGCTCTTTATCTTCTCTATATAGCCTTTTTCCTTCAATAGACTTTAAATATTCCATAAACATATCTATCTGTTTCACATCCACTGTAATATATTCACTTTTTTCTGCTAACTCATGTCCTAAAAGATTATGTAGTATTGGAATATAACCTAACTTTTTCATTTGTAACAATACATTATTATCCTGTTCGTATTTTCTAAATCTACACTCATTTATTTTGGGTTTACTATTGGATTTCTTTTCTGCAAAATATGAGTAAAATATTCGATTATTTTTTAACTGTTGTCTCTTTTGTCCATTTCCATATTCACGATAAAACTTGTTATAATCTTTTTTATACAATTTCACAGGTTCTAATTGAGCATTGTTTATATTAATAAATCCTTGTATTGCCTTTGGTTGAAATTCTCTTATGTAAAAAGTACAAGCATCATTTTCATTTAAACTACGTTTTCTGCCCAATGATTGTATCAATGAATCAGGATTAAAAATTTCGCTGAATATATGATTTATATTTTCGTCTTTCAAATCAACACCATTGTCTAGTACAGTAGTTGTAAATAAGATTCTCTTTTCAAATGTGATACGATCATCAGGATATTGTGTAATACAGTCTTTTATTTTTTTAGTGGTTTCATCAATTCCACACATTTCTTTCAGTTTTTTATTCATCGACGAACTGGAGCAATAGTAATTTGCCGTATCTCCATATCTTTTGTTCATTTCATACATTCTACTTGCAGAATTGCAAAATACAATTATCTTACTTTCTGATTCATTCTCTAAAATATCATCAATGATAGTTGTCAATTCTTGTTTTTGATAAAAATAAACTTTTTTAACATAAGAATAATCCTTATCAATTCTAAAAATATTTTTCCTTTTTACTTTACATTTATCTTCCAACCATCTAAAAAATACTTTTGCCGTTGCACTAATCCATATTACAACTGAATCTTTTTGATTCATTAGGTATTCATAGGAAATATCTGTATAATCATTAAATTTAGCATCCGTTGTAAAATAGTGACATTCATCAGCGATAATGTAATTATAAAATGGATATTTGTGTCCTTTTTGTATATTTTTCTGTAAAAGTTGATATGAGATTACATATATAACATTCTGTAACCCTAATCTCTTCACTTCGTTATATATTTGTTTTCGTAATTTCGTTCGATTACAAAGGTAAAGAATTTTTTTATTTTGCTCTTTTGCATATTTACCTAAAACATGAATACAAAAATAACTTTTTCCACTACCAGTACCACCATCAAATACAATGAATTCCTTGTTCCATGTTTTATACTTATCCAATATGAGATCAGATAAATATAACTGTTTTTTGTTGCGTTCTGTCAAATAGGTTACACCTTCTTTCTGCATAATAGCCATTCTGCCACGCATTGACGTAATGGCTCAGAATCCTCAAACATGAAAACCTTATATATAGGATCATCTTTTGAATCTTCTGCTTTTAATAATCTGTAGCCTCTGTGACATAACCAGTTTACAAGGTCAACTGACCTAACTATATACATTGGTATCTTTTTTCTCTTATTCTGTTTTTGTGTAACTATAACTATTATTCTCCTTCCTTATACTTTTCTGCAAAATCCCTCGGTTTCTTCCAATGTGAGTTTGTAATCTATAATTGGATCTCTATTAAATTGATCCATTGAAAAAATTGCGTATTTACTTCCATCAAACTTAAACATCATTCCCTTATTTGCTAATTTCTTTTGCAATCGTCTAAAACGCTCAATTACATCATTCTCACAGTACATGTGAAACGTATTGAAATAGCTGTTTATAGCTTGCTTTTCTTCTATACTAAGATTCTGGTGTCTATTCTGTTCCATGTGTCTTACGTTAATTCTGCCATTATCATTATCAAATTTTTCATTACCTGTCATTGATATACCTCCGCTATATTGGTAACTCTTAAACTGTTACCTTTATATATTCTCCATTTGCATGTTTCTCATATACACATTCCGCTTCTTTGCCAAAAAATAATTTGTCCATCATTGTACGATCCCAAACACGAACATTGCCGTCCATATCCTGAATTATCCATGTGTCACAATTGCACCAACTACTATCTAATATGTAAAATTCGTACTTCTCTGATTCATCAGATATAAAAGCTTTATCTTCAAAGTCATATAATATACCTTTATTCTTTTCTACATCCGATTCTTCTCTATATAATACCGGCATTGGTTCATCATATTTTACTTTCATTCCTATAAGTACACCGCTTTCCATAGCATACTGTTTTTCATCTAAATCTATAAAACTTTGTGCACTATCCTTTGTAGGAAAGAATTTAACTCCAAAATGACTTGACTTCCCTTTATTAGATGGATTACCTTCAAAATATACCATCCAACCGTTTTCAAGTCCAAGTCCAGGCTGATACTTCATAGCCATTACTGGTCTTGTGGTATATAACCTTGCGTTCTGTTGAAATACGCTGCTTAACTGAATGTTATGTATGTCCATAATTTAAGTTCTCCTTTCCCAAATCAGTTTTCTCTATACTTGATTATCAAATTAGGAAGCTCTCTACTAAATATAATCGTGATTGTTCCATCTTCATCAATCAAAATCACATCTATTGAATCTGGTTCAAACTGTACTTCTCCACTTTGACCTATCAGGATCATGCACAGATACTTGCTATTATCGTTCATATCCTTATCAAAATGTACATCCGTACATAACAGATCAATGCCAAATCCATCTATATCCTCACTGTTAGCATCAAATACTCCTTTTTTGTGTGACATAAATTCTTCTAGTTCTTTCATTGTAATAGGTTTATTCATGATAATCTCCTTACTTATTATTCTTCATTCTCTTTCGTAACATATCCAACTTTGTAGACTTTTGTTTTTCTGGTGAAATCTTGTTCCACTGTGGAATAACTACATTATCTAAGTAAGCAGAAACAATTTGTATATCAGGTTCCTTCAAAGAGTTTCTTCCATTCTTGAAATGTGCTAAATCGCTGCTATCCACTCCAACATTTAAAGCTATTGCCTTTAATTTCATTCCACGATTGGTAATTTCTATCAGCTTATTTCGTACTGAATCTTTATTTAACGTCATACTTTACCTCCAAAATTACATCATATATTACTTATTCTTTCTGTTTTTATGATATATGAATGACATATTTGTAATTTATTCATACTTTATAAATTCCTAATCGTTACACTATCAATTCACAATGACTACAAAATCAATTCATATTTTTATGGTGTAGGCGGCATATTTACCGCCCACAACCTAAATATAGGTTACTTTTTACTCTTGTTTCTGCTTGCCAACAACCGTTCTCTCATTGACATTTGCTTTTCAGGTTTTTTTTCAACAACAACTGTTGATTTTCTGTTAGCAAGGAAATTGAGATTATCCATTGAAATATCATCATCTTCCATAGCTTTCTCTGCTTTTTCCTGTTCTGACTTAATGAATTCAGCTAAACTATTGATATATGTCTTAGGAAATGACATACCACCCAAATACAACACTGTTTCTGTATTTCCATATCCCATATAGGTATCAATAGGCTGTCCGACAACATCAATTACAGAATTTATTTCAATAGGACTTTTATCTTCTTTCGCTTCTGGTTGCGATAATCCAATATATTTAATCTTCTTATTTGGCTCAATCGTTGCATAAATCCCATCGTTGATAGTGGCAAGCAAATTCGCCTGTTCATTCTGTGCCACCTTATGGATCATTGCTATGCCAGATGTTTCAAGTAATGTTTTCTGTTCCGCAATATCAATTACACCATATATAGAACTCGGAACATCACCTATATTGATGAATGAATCAAATAATCCTGCAAAGCTACGATTAATAGACAGCTTGTCTTTCCGTTTATTATTATCAAGTATAAAAATCGCGCCAAAACTGTTTTTAAGTGGTAAAATCTCTGATAATGCTTCATAGGCGTTTATCCTAGCTTGCAATGATTCTTCCTTTGACGGCAAAATTATCACAAGTCCTACTTTCTTTTCTGGATTCTCTGCAATCACTGACGATAAAAATGGTCCACATCCGCTACCAGTACCACCGCCAAGAGAAAATATCGTAAATACATATTTTTCTGTAATCTGATTATCCAATGTCTCCAAAACTTCATCTATGGATTCTGACAAAACTTCTTTTGCCTTATCACGGTTCTTTGACGTACCTTCACCATCTTTAATATGTAACTTGTTCGGACTATTAACTAAATCCAAATCCTATTGTGCTAAATTCACATAATATGTCTTGTAGTTCTTTTTCTCCATCATCTGTGCTACATTTGCACCTGCAGCTCCAACTGCTAAAAACTTAATATCTTCCTTTAATTTATTGTTCTCCATTAAACAATACCTCCTTAATTGATTTTCCCTTTGACGTAATATAAAACATATCTGCTTTATTTACCTTTAATTTGCTTGTCACATATTCTGTATCACGCAACGCCCAAACTTTCCTATTGATAGTTGTTTGAGAATATTTGTGATCCGAATTATTGTTTAATTCATTTGCAATTTCCTTTAATGTCATACCAGTTCCCGGACTATCTGCTCCTGAATCCACCAATATAGTCAATATCAATAACTGAACCTTATCAATTTCCACACATATCACCTCCCTATCCATGTTTTTTATGATAGTTATTTGTCACTTATTCACTACTTATCAATTCATACAAAAGTAAAAAATAATTGGCTTTTAGCCTGTATCATACACTTTTATCTCTTTTACTACTATTTTCTTCTGCTTTTGGTATGGATAGATGCCACACACACATCCGACACTCTGGATTGTAAGATTTACAACCATCACACTTTTTACGTTCCCAACTCTTCTTGCCCAAATGATGAATCCTCCTGTGAAACCTTTTATTTCTGTTTTTATGAATGTGTTTCTGTTTTTATGTACCTAATATATAACATACCTTTTCTTTTGTCAACCCTTTTTTCTATTTTTTTGAAATTAGATTTACTTTTATGAAAATTTATGGTATTATAAACTCATATAAATTAGGAAAGGATGAAAATATATGAGTTTATCATATGAACCACTTTGGCAAATGTTAAATGAAATGAATATCACCAAAATGGAATTTGCCAAAATGATAGGAATGTCAAATGCTACATTGGCAAAAATAGGAAAAAACGAACCCATCACTTTAACTACGGTTGACAAAATTTGTAACCGTTTTAATTGTCAAATTGAAAATGTTGTAAAACATATTCGTGATATTCCATATTCTGATTCTAGTTTCCAATTAGAAATAGGAACTATTGTTTTGGCAAATGACACTTCAAAGTTATCTCCAACGAACGAACCCCAAAAACGCCCATATGTTATTTTGGACTACTCATATTTAAATTTAACCGATCCAGATTCATCACAGAACGATGAAATGCCTATGTATTTAGTTGCTCCAATTTTTACATCCACAAATATATCTTCTCCATTAAGAGTGCCATTTGAAGGTGTAGAAATTAACGGACATATTGTAAATGGTGTCGTTGGTTTTAATGATCTGCTTTTTATGGATACAGGTTCTTTTAGACAGATACTAGGACATATGCCAGATAAATACATGGATAAGCTGAATCAAATCACTAGAATGTTAGAAAATGCATTTTATAGTGATAAGTCGTAAATAATAATTTCCTCAAAAGAGAGCCTATATAATTTCTGTTATACAGGCTCTTATTATTTTACTCTACAACATTTATCTTTACTTCTTCTTTGACTTCTTCATCAACTATTGCTTGTAACATAAACGAACTTCCAATTGTTTCTTCATCATTAACACGCAATGTTATCTTTTTATCATATAATTCTTGAAATACTTCAAAATCAGAAACTATATTCCACCGAAAGACAATATTGTTGACAGTATTCCCATCATCATCTTTGGCAGAAAGAGCATAGGTTCTTTTATAGCTGTATTTTAAATTTGTATTACCAGATATACTATATTTATATGTTTGTACGGGTGGTACATCTTCGTTTGCTACTGTGATATAAATAAATTCAGATACGTCTTTCTCTATCCATGTAACAATTATTTTTACTGTACCTTCAGATAGTGAAGTCACTTTCCCCGTATTATCTACAGTTGCTATAGAATTATCTGCACTTATCCAATTAAATGTTACTCCTGTTGTCGCACTTTCATTTATACATGGTGTAGCTGATAACTGTATCGTTGTATTTGGTTCAACATATGTGCTTGGCACTCCATCAATCTTAATACTATAAATAATTTGTGGTGTCATGTCAGAATAAACTTCTCCAATTACATGTACAATCCCATCTATCACATATAAATTAGACACTTTAAAAGTTCTTCCAAATTCATTAAAATATTGGTCTATTTTTATTTTTTTAGAAAATGAGTTTTCTTCTGTAAGAAGTTCTACGTTTCCATTTAGAGTGGTAATAACATTATTACCAATAGACAATGAAGATTTCATATTATCACTGTAAAATGGTATATTTGAAACAGAACCATGATTATCATTATATATCCCATTGCATTTAATCAAAGTTGACTTATAGTAAACATCATTTTCAACAGTCTCTTTATTTAATGCAAGAAATACTTCCTTTCCTATCATTACAAGCGTTCCCGAATGTACTGGTGCGGTTACATCATAATATATAACTATTGTTTCTCTTTGGTTCTCATTATCATTTCTGATTCTAAAAAAAACTCTAAACTCTATACCACTTGAATATGTTGTAAGGGTTTTTCCTTCTCTTTCCATAGTTGATTCAAAAACTGATTCAAGAGGTGAATACATTAAATTTGCACCCATTAGACATTTTCTCCTTTCCTATCGTGTATAATACATAAATGAGAAATCAGAATCTTTATAGTGCATATCAGCTTTGATACGATTTATTTCTGCTCGGAGGTCTTTTAGTCGGTTTCTTAATGATGTTGCAGCTTCACCAACTGTTGCAAACTCTGTTTCAACTTTTCTGTACATATCAATATTGCTTAGTAGCGTCTGTAAAATGCTATATACCGTTTCAAGTAATTGTGCATGGTCTGTATTCTTATCAAATGTTTCTTCTGCTAACAGTCCATTCTCATTTAGAAATTTTTCATACGTTTCTTGTGGATAATACATACGATTATTCAGTTCCACTAACAATCGTTCATAATTTGTAAAACCAGATTCCATTATTGGATCAGGTGATCTCTTGTACTGATTTTCTGAATACTTTCTGTTTTGGTTACTTGTCATAAAATTCTTCCTCACTTTCTTAATTCAAATAAATATCTGCATGGCGTACACCATACATATCCATTACATATTCAATTTCTTCAATGTCATAAGTCGTATCATCAATAGTTACCATTCCTAAATCATTGAGTAAAGATATTTCTTGAATTGTAAAATAACTTATTTCATCTGGTGCTTCTTCCATATGCAATACTTCTTTGTTATAAATGAATCTCACCATGATTGTGTTTATATCTTCTTCAAAATACAGAATTGCATGGTTTTCATTCAATATCTGAATATTCTTTAATTTATAGCATGTTGAATCTGGTTCATTAAAACAACTCACTAAATCATTCTCCATCTGTGCATACAAATCATCTTCTGTTTCAAATTCTACAATACGAACCGCATTATTAACTTTTGCCATACTGATTACTTCCTTTCATATGATTTTAAACAACAAAAATAAAGGCACTACCATCTTATTCTCTAAATGGTAATGCCCTTATGCTTACTGTTTAAATTATTCAATCACTCCAAAATGTCTTAGTGCATCTTCAACCGCTTGCCTTTTCTCTGGTGTGATTTTTTCTTTCCGATAATTTGTTGTTTCAACTTTAACATTGTAATCCCCAACTTCAAGCCCAAATGAGCGTTTGACATCTGCTATCGTTGTGCTTTTCACTACAAGATCATATTTTTCTTTTACATAGTCCGTTATCATCTTATATGTGGCTTTCCCTGGCTTTTGGTTAGTTACAATCGTCTCGTAATCCATTGTAACTTCAATATATGATGCAGGTTTTTTATGGGTTAATAAGACGCATATCTCCACATGAACTGTCCCTGGAAACTGATCCACTGCCATAGCTCTCTCCACCCTATATCCACTATCGAGCAGCACCTCCAAATCCCTTGCAAGACTTGTAGGTTTACAGCTTATGTACACAATCCGCTTCACCTGATACTCAATAATTTTCCGAAGTGCTCTCGGATGAATCCCATCGCGTGGAGGGTCTAGCACAATATAATCGGGCTCCTCATCAATCTCATCAAGCACTTTCAGTACATCTCCCACAATAAACTCGCAATTATGAAGCCCATTCATCTCTGCATTCTGTCTCGCCGCACGAACTGCTTCATCCACAATCTCCACTCCAACAACTTTCTTTGCCACAGGAGCTAAGAGTTGGGCAATAGTTCCTGTCCCACAATACAAATCAAATACTGTTTTATCACATTTTCCTTCATCGGATATATCCCCCAGAAAATCTCTCACTATCTTATACAAAACTTCTGCTCCCAGCGTATTTGTTTGAAAAAAAGAAAATGCAGAAATTTTAAATCGCAATCCCAACAATTCTTCGAAAAAGTAATCTTGTCCATATAAGATAACAGTCTCATCGCTCTGTACAACATCTGCCAAAGAATCATTTTTTGTGTGAAGCACGCCTGTTATTTTTCCTTTTAAAGGCAGCGCCAACAATTGTGCCACGAATGGTTTGAAATCTTGTGTCTCCTGTGTAGTTGTCACCAATACAATCAATATTTCCCCTGTTTTCTGTGCTTTTCTAACAAGCAAATGCCTTAGATATCCCTCATGGCGAATCCTATGAAAATAACTACTGTTTTTTTGTGCAAAATAATCCAACACACAAGCAAGCACCGCTCTGTAGTCCTCATCTATAATTTGGCAATCTCGCACAGAAACAACATCATAGAAACTCCCACGCTTATGCATTCCTAATGCAAGTGGTCCTTCTTTGTACTCATCGCCAAAGGAAAATTCCATCTTATTTCTATATTGATATTGAATCGGACTCGCCTTGATTCCCTCAAAAATTTGATTTAGATATTGGTCAACATTCACTTGTATTCCTTCTAATAACATCTGTTTTTCAAAATCAGGTTTTAGAAGGCTTTTCACCTGGTTTTCTTTTATCTCAAGCTGTTTTTCGTATGGAACACTCTGGTAATTGCATCCTCCGCACTCTCCAAAATGCGGACAAAATTCCGTCAGTTCATAAGGTGCTCTTTCCATCACCTCCAACAGTCTTCCCTCCGCTTTTCTTTTCCGTTTTTTGCTGACAATAAAGGAAATCTTCTGACCTGGCAATACATTTTTCACAATAACTGTTTCATCTTCACAAAAAATAACTCCCTTATTGGGAAAATCAACACTCTGTACGTATCCTTCGTAGATTTGCCCTTTCTTCATGCAATCCTCCATTCTGTTTCAGCTCATTATTCTATATACAATCGAGTAAGAAAGATTTATTTTCCCCTATTCATCGCACTGATGCGCCATGTAATGGCATATTTCCTCTGCATCGGCGTGCGCATAAAACTTTATAGGGTGCTGTATCGCCAGCACCCTATTCTTTACGACACTATTTTACAGTTGTGTACTCATTTTCCTTTGCAGGTTCCTGCTCCTCGTCTTCCTCGTCATCAAAGAAGTCATCCTCAAAATCATCATCAAATTCATCATCGAAATCGTCAAGATAATCCGGCGTCATATAGCGATATACTGCATATGCAATGGCCGCCACTGCTGCTACCGCACCGATAATGGCAAGCACCCACAACACGGTGTTTCCTTTCTTCTCATTTTCTTTCTTGAGATCACACCTTGCGCAGTATTTACTTATGATGTCGTTGCTCACCAAATTTTTATCCTGCAGATAATCTACCAATTCATCTAATTTTTTCATTGCCAAAAGCTCCTTTCTGTTTTTACTTCGCACGCAGCAAAGCTCTGTTATATATATCATAACATTATTTTATAAATTTTACTACCATTTTCATAGAATTTGTTCGATTTTTTAACTACTGTGGTCGAATAGACATATCTCTTGCAGGATATGACCCTCACAAAACCCAGCGTGTGGCTTTCCCGCACGAGGCTCTTTACAAAACTTATTATTCAATATCTGACACACATACACACTAAATCCCTTCCAGTTATAGCTCTTCTTTTGACTTTTTCCATTCAGCCATTTATACAGGCTTTTCATTGTCCGATATCGAAAATTGCTCATACTCTGGTAGTTATCTACTACTCCGTAATAATAATACCCAACAAACATCTGGTTCAATCTCTTTATTATCTCTTTTATGGGAACTTTTCTCATTTGCTGTATTAAGCAGGAAACCTCCCTGTATTTCTTTGCAAACTTCTTCTTGCTGGTTTTCTTTCTCGCTCGAAATTTATCATTCCTTCCATGGAAACAGTAGTGGGTAAACTTTAAGAATAGGAATGTTCCAAGTTTTCTCCCTTTCTTTCCATACCTTTCCTGTGCATATCTCCCAAATTCTATGAGACTGCTCTTGTTTTCTTCCAAGATCATTCCAAAGTGCTCCATTCTACGTTTCAGATGTTCATAGAACTCTTCTGTTTCCTGCCTGTATTGAAAGCACATCACAAAATCTTCTGCATATACGATTAGTTCACTCTATCCTTGGGGGGACTTTTATGCGTGTTTTTATGAACCTCCCTGTCCCTTTATGATCTATATTGTTGAAAAATCCTTTAATATTGGAATCGTTCATTTTTTACGATAGTCTTTTAACAGCTTCCTGTTAATAAGATGTCTGATTGACATAAATGCCATGTGTGGTTTTTCCTGTGACAATTGTGATATTCTCTCCAATTTCGTCTTCTTTCGTTGTCCTGCATACCGCTTATACATTACTGCGCCCCCACATCTGATATGGAGGTCACAGGCTCTCCCCAGTTAGTACAATGTCATTGTATAACATGATGCTGGTGTCAAAAGTAGAAATTAATAATGTCTCTATTGATTTAGTACCTTGAAAATTTCAGATTTTTGCGTAACAAATGAATTGATCTGTCCGCATAAACCGCTGGGCTTTCGCCCTGTTTGATACATTCTGTGATGTGATGAAAGTAGCAACCATCTTTTTTATCGTTGGGCTGCACTGGTCTTTATAGGGACAAATCCTGGCACTGTTCCAGGCGGAAGACACTTTACAATACTTTATTCTTTTTGTATAGTTGCAACTTTTCGGAGTATTTGGTCTGGAGGCTTCATTTTCGCTATAGAGAACGGAAAAACGTTTTTCATCTATAACTGGAAAAATTTCATCAGCAAATATTTTTGCCCATGATTTCTCAAAAACCTTTTTTCTCTATCCGTAAGTCCAAACAGAAAACTGTCATGTAGGGTAATTTGTTCATACTCATTTTTTTCTAAAAGGCAAAATGCTATTTTATTTTCTGTAATTTTGCAAACGCCGCATACATAATTTTATTGCCATATTCATCAAAATTCACAGTTACCTTAAAATCTCTGGTATCCTGCACAATATTTAGGACAGTGCCATCGCCATATTTTATATGACTTACCCGATCCCCTGTCTCATAGCCCAGACTGTCGGCTTCCAGCGTAGGTGCCCCTTTTGTAAGACCTTCCAGCGATTTTACAATATATGGCTTGTTTGCCGCAGGAGTTTCCTTCTTTTTCACAACGGCTTTTGGACGGGAAGCCAATATTTGCGACAAATCCTTTTTTGCAATAGGCGACGTAATATTGTGTTGTCCAATTGATTTTGTTGTAGTTTGACCTGTTGATAACTTCGCGGCTGACTCTCTCGTTGTGTTCTGTTGTGGCGCACCTGTCCGGGTCACAGTAGACTTAACTATACTCGCTTGCTGCCGTGAAGGATTTAATACTTGTTCTGCCGCCTCCCAATTATTGCGCGGTTTGTCAAACACTGTATCACTCAATGTCTCATGCTCTGTAAATCGCTTTGCTCCTCCTTTTCCTCCACCTGAGGAATAAAAGTTTTCATTATATGAATTTTTGTCATAGTAATCTTGTATGTCCCATCGGCTAATACCAGAAATCCTGGTATCAAGGAATTTATCTGGTATCTCCCTCACAAAACGACTGATTGCATTGTATTGTGTCTCTCCTTTAATCATACGGGCTTTTGCATAAGTAATCGTTAAATCTTCCTTCGCCCGCGTAATCCCTACATAAGCAAGACGCCGCTCCTCCTCTATATCCTCAGGATCATCAGAAGTAATTGTCATATAGCTTGGAAAGATCCCATCTTCCAGTCCTGATAAATATACGCTGGAAAACTCAAGTCCTTTTGCACTGTGTAATGTCATCAGCAACACTCGATTGTCATCTTTCGCCACCGAATCAATATCCGCCACAAGCGCCACTTCTTCAAGAAA